CCAATTCACTCATAGGAGTAGCAATGGGCAATAAGATTGCGGAAGTCCGTGATCCGGATCTCGTAGAACAACTGGAAGCGAACTTTTGCTGCCAGAAGTGCTTTGAGTTCTGGATCAATGAAAGCCTCCAGGAAGACCTTAAGTCCGACTGGATGCGACCACGCAGTCCCACGCCCGAAGCTGATCCAAGAGAGGATTGAACGGGATGTTCTACTCCCACACCGTGGGAGGCCATTGAAGAGTGGCTCTCTTTGTGGTTATTCACGCCGTTAGGGACCTTCCATGCCACACTATAACCGTTATCGCTCGCGTGGCGACCTAGATCACGTTGCCCAGATCCGCACTGAAACAAGCCCTGCTGGGTGTAGCCTCGCGGCTAACACAGTAAACTTCTACAATGTTGGATTTGGGTACGGGGCCCGGGAAACCATGCTTGATAACGAGTACGGTGGCTGGAAGAAGCGGAAGGGGAAAGTCTTTGCCTTCAACGATATGTTGCAGACGAAGACCAGTGTTGCCTTAAATGGCAACACCTCGTACCTTTTCACTTCGGTCGGAAACCGGTGTGCTGCTCCTGTCCTTAAACAGACAGATGCGGCTTCCGGCAGCTTGTTGGCGTATTGGACGTCGCCGTGCCCTCATCAGGCAACGGTGCTTACTGATGCTGTCATCAAGTCCCTAGAAGACGAAGTTTGGACTGATTGTCTTGCTAATCGCGGGAAAGGCTATGCGAACTTGTTAGAATCGTTCGCTGAAGCTGATCGCGCGTGGCGGATGTTGCAGTCTCCTTTCGAAAACCTTTCAACGCTGGTGAAGTCGTTTCGACGATCAGCTAAGCGCCATAAGGGTTATAGTAGGGTAAATGCGACCTCAAAAGACTTCATCATGTTCTTGTCTTCCGAGTGGCTTCGCTTTAGGTATGGGGTTCAACCCATCTTGAGCGATATTGCTGCGGTGATGAAAGCTCTCGAAACAGGGCGTCCTCGGGATCCTATCGTTGTTGCTGCGCGAAGCAGCGCTACGCGGTTCGATACCAAGAACTCTGTGGGTGCTATCAACAGCTCGACTTTCAGAGTGGATTACTCGATTGCTACCAGTCACACCGTAAAGGTGAAGGCATGGTGGTATGACAGATACACTCCGAGCATCTGGAATGATTTGGGTTTTAACGCCCAGAACCTCCTGGTGTTACCGTGGGAGCTTACACGGTATAGTTTCGTTGTTGACTGGGTTACTAACATAGGCGCAGTTGCTTATGCGAACGCCCCAAGAGCCTCGTTCGAGCCTTTGGGCGGGCAAGTGTCAGTCACACAGGATAAGCACACGTTTTACGTGCCTACTGCGATGACTAACTTACTGCCAGCTTCTTGGGTAATGACGGGTGGTTGTTCTGATACGATCTCGCGATCGGACAAGACAATCGATCGACACGTTCGACCGCCTACCACGAATTTCGTTATCCGGTCTGATTTCAAACTGGGTAACTGGGTCCGTGCGACTGATGCAATCACTGTAGCGATACAGTGGTTGAACAGTATCGGTTTTTCCAAACATTAACAAAACGTGTATGGAAAACTGGTTGATGGTCGTCTGCTTTATTCTCCTTCTATTAAAGGGTTTTATCCCTCATGTCTCTGACAATCAATGCCAAGGCCTTTGCCACCGAATCTACTGGACCGAATTTCGCCCAGTATGCTGGTCCGCTGAATACGCTTTCGGTGAAGGATCTCCTTCGCCTTGCGCGTACTCAGCCAAAACCGACCAGTGTGTTTAGTGGTGTTGGCCGTATCCAAAGCAAGTACGTTCGGACGCTGACGCTCACCGGTATGTTGACCCCGTCTCACGACGCGATCTTCGACCAGAGTATCAGTATGCCGCTCGGCGCCGCTTCGGGTGACATCGACATTATGGTGAATGATTACGCAGCTTGGGTCGCCCACGCATCGTTTAAAACGATGATTAAGCAACTTCTTGTCCTGTACTAAGGAGTATAGGATGCAGAAGTACCTGTTCTACGTTCTGTGTGTTGCGATGGCAATCATTGCAATGCTCATCATTCCGGCCGGGACGGTTTCCGTCTCGACTAAACCTGGAGGTGTACGTGAAGTCATCCCCGCTGTTGGTGAAACATCGAAGTCTCAACCGACAACTCAAGAAGAACTCGTGGGTTAATTTCCACAAGTTTCTCGATAGGTTGTTGGGGTCCATCCGGCACGAGAAAGCAAGGCAGCTGCACGACCTGTTAAAGGCCGAGCGGTATACCGAGCTTATCGAACTGGCTGATTACGTATCGTCATCAGTGTTTCTGACGGCAGCTGAGCATCGGCTGTGTAATCAGTTGTCCGCAATTATAAGGAAGTATCCGTTCCCTGACGGGTCAGTTGGTTATGATCCCAAGGGTGCTGCACTGAAGACCTTTTTGGCTTCCGAGCACAAGTGCTCGAGGGTCAACAAGCGTTTCCGGTGTTTCCTCAATTTGAGGAGTCCCCATGAGTATGCCCTTAATCAGGCACGCTCCTGGATCTCGTATGTCCTAGGTGACTTGTCACTTAGCGAGATATGGAGAAACTGCGGTTTTGGACCTGGCGCCAGTGTCGGTGTTCACGGTAATGCTACCAACGATGCGCGAAAACTTCTCGCGAGTAGTTGGACCGTGACCCCGGGCGCATTCCACTATGGCTTGGCAGCTCTTAGTGCGGACATACATATCTGGGAGCTATTGCTTCAACGCCCAGGTAGTCCGTACTATCCTATGGACCCGGCGGCCTTTAAACAGGCTTACGGGGATAAGGTTGAGCTGGTGGACTACAACAAAATTGCATTTGTGCCCAAGACTGCGAAGACTGATAGAACTATCGCGGTCGAGCCATTGATCAATGGGTATATTCAGAAAGGTGTCGACGAAGTGATGCGGAAACGCTTGCGCCGAGTTGGTATCAATCTGAAAGATCAATCACGTAACCAAAAGCTTGCCCGTGAGGGTAGCCTGCGGTCGGAGGTTGATCCGTTTGTAACGATAGACCTGAGTAGTGCTAGTGATAGCATTACCACAGAACTTTGTCGCTACTTGTTGCCCCATGATTGGTTCGAATTTTTGAATTCAATCAGATCACCCGCGTACTTGATTGAGGGGTCTAAAGCTCCTTATGAAAAGTTTACTACGATGGGGAATGGCTTCTGCTTTCCACTCGAGACGCTTATTTTCGCGTCGCTGTGCAACACTGCCTACCGTGAGTCTAACCTTAGACCGGATTTCTTAGTCTATGGCGACGACATTATCGTCAGGCAGTCTGCAGCCCACAGGGTCCTCGATTTATTGAGGATCTGTGGGTTTAAGGCTAACCCGGATAAAACCTTCTTAGAGGGTCCGTTTCGGGAATCTTGTGGTGCAGATTGGTTTGAAGGTGAAGATGTACGACCGGTCACGCTTGACTACGCCTTCGATTCTTTGGAGGCGATATTCAAGTTCTGCAACATCTCGCGATACAAGGATGCTCTTTCTGACATCCTGAGTGATTCTCTCGAGTTCCTCGAGGGTCTCATACCTCCGGATCTGCGTCTCGTTCGCCCTTATAGGGGGAACGCCGATACAGCTCTAGAGGTCCCGCTTGATGCGTTTCTCTCTTCGCCTTTTTCGCGCTGGCACAAAAATCTTATGTGCTGGAGCTGGAAGGAGTTGCGAGTTGTGGCTGAACCCGATGTTGAGGTTCAGCGTCTTGCAGGCTACAATGTAGTTGTGACCCGGGGAGCCC